CAGGGACAAATTGCCGCCGTTGGTATTGACGGGGAAGCAACCTTGAAACGGTTTTACAAGAACGGTGATGGCGTTGTTTTGATTGCGGACAATCCAGCATACCCGCCGCAAGTGTACCCAGCGGGAACGGATGTGCGTGTGTACGGGTTGGCGGTAGGCTTTGTCAGAATGTTTGGAAAGGAAAAAGCATGAAGAAATTGATTAGTATGTTTGTTGCTTTTTTGATTATCCCCGCCGTAGCATCTGCGGTTGATGTGTCTTCCATCAATGAATATCTTTCCGCTTTTGGGCAACCGGAACTTGCGGACGGTGTTTTTGATGGAAAGTATACCGTTTACAGCGCAGGTGCTTGCAATGTCTATTTCAGGGAATTGGAAGATGATCTCATTATTTACGTTGACGGGGACGGGGCAAATTACCTTGCACTTTGCACAGCGGCGGCAATGTCTTTGGAAGAAGACAACAGCGGTTTTGCGTACAATGCGGGCGTTATCCTGTCAAACTATCTGCTTACGTGCGGCGGTGAAGACCATGACGCATATACGCAGGACGGCAACCTTGTCATGTTTGTGCATCGCAATGACGGAATAACTTTTGCCGTAAACAGGAAGTGACGATATGCCACGGGAAAAGAAACAGAAATTAAAAAAACGCCCGGACGGGCGTTATGCTTGCCGCTATCATAACCAATGGTTCTATTCGTATGACCCGGAAGATTGCTTGCGGCAACGGGAAGAGTTCAAAGCGGCTGAAAAGCGGGGACGGGTTGCCGTGTACTTTGTCAGCGGGTACGCTGAAAAATGGTTGGAACGCTCCCGCCCGGATGTTGTGCCAAGCACAATGACGGGGTTGCGAACCCATCTTGCCAACTTGACGGATGCGGTTGGCAACCTGCCGTTGTCGGATGTAAAGCCTTCGGATATCAAGGGCATTTTCTCAACCCGTTACAAAGGGCTTTCCAATTCATACATCAAGGCGGCAAAGCAACTTTATTGCGCCATGTTTGATTCAGCGGTTGCGGATGGGTTGATCTTGTCAAACCCCGCACGTGACCGCACGGCAAAGCCGCACAAAGGCACAACGGGCGGGCATAGGTCAATAACGGCACAGGAAAGGGAATGGATAGAAACGCTTTGCACGGAACACAGGGCGCACCCGGCTGTTATGGCAATGTTATATGCCGGGTTGCGCCCGCAAGAAGCAAAGGCGTTGGATGTTGACCGGGATGTTGACTTCAAGCGGGAAATAATATCGGTACGGGAGACAGCCCACACAAGCCCCGAAAACGGGCAGAAATACGCCTATACAGGCAAGGGAAAGACAGACAAAGCGAACAGGTCAATCCCGCTGTTACCCCCGCTGAAAACCGCCTTGCAAGGGCGCACAGGGCGTTTGATAACATCGGCGCACGGGGAAGCGGTCACGAAAACAACGTGGCGGGTTGTGTGGCGGTCATACGTGTCAAGCATGGAAACGGCAATCAACGGAGTGCAACGGCGTTGGTACGGGCGCACAAAGGAACACAAAGCAATCCTTGCCGCCGGGGGCAAACTGCCGCCGTGGATACCGTTCACGGTCACCCCCTACGACTTACGCCACAGTTATGCTACAATGCTTAGAGATATGCAACCGCCCGTTGAACTGCATACGGTCATTAAATGGATGGGGCACGCGGATGCAACCATGCTTTTGCGCATATATGACAGCGTGACAGACAGCCGGGAAGCATCGGAAGCGGAGCGGGTAAAACAGGCGTTTCGTTGTCAAAACGGTAGTCAGGACGAAAAAACAACCGCCGCAACGGTTGAAAAATAAAAGCGGGCGGCACATACGCCAGCCCGCTTCATACCCGGAGTGTCATAGGTTCGAGTCCTATTTGAGCCACACCGCAAAACCCCTTGCCACAAAAGGCAAGGGGTCATTTTCGTATATCCGTGCTTGCACAAAAAGTGCCATTTTCATGCAAATACGTTTGCGGTTTGGTAGTCAAAACGGTAGTCAGAAAAAACCGGGGATTTTGTCCCCGGTCGGCGTGTCGGTCAGCAAACCTCGTCATACAATCTCATGCACAACTCCCAGACATCATCCGGGATTTCGTCCCGTTCATGGTTTTTGATGAATGCTATGATTGCAAACGCTTCATCTTCGGTGATCTCAATCATGCCGCCTTGCCCTCCTTCCACTCCTTCAGTTTCCGCTTGTTCTCTTGCTCGATCTCCTTGTGAATCTTCAACCGTTCCTTCATAGTCATTGCCCTTGCACCTTTCCTTTCTCCAACGCTTTGGCGTTGGCATCCGGGGGCGGCTTGCGTCCCCGGTTGTCTGAATCAAAGTTCAGCAATAATACCAACCAGTTCTGTCCCCCGATTCGATTTCTTCCCAAATGTCTTTTTTAAGCATTTGAGCCAAATCTTTCCGGGGTGCGTATGATGCTTGCCGCAATTGGTTTCCTTCTGCGTCAACCGGGTAAAGCGTCCACATCATCAACCGCCTGTCATACCACATGGCAACGTCAACGGGCGTATGATCTTCGTTCTTTTTAACAATCTCGCTGTTGATTATTTTAATCGTAATCATTTCTTTTTTCCTTCCTTTCTGCCCAATCATCCGACCATCTGCCAAGCGCGATCCGTGCGCCGCGTTCCGTGTTGTAGGTCTTCCGGGTGCGCTTCCCGCCGAAGAAGACGGTTAACGTTGCCGTCCCGTCCCTGTGCGTCTGAATGGAAGCTGTTGCCCCGTAGATGCTCCGAAAATACCGTTTCATGTCAGCCCTTCCTTCCTGCGGGGTTATACCGCCCCGCCCGGTTTCGTCTACTTTTACCGTCTGCCGCAAATTTCCCAAATGGCGTCCCGGCAATCAAGTTCGTCTATGCGTCCATATTGATTGGTATATTTGTTAAGGTCAACCCGAACTGCCTTTACGCCTTTTGCGGAAACTTCAACAGGTGAAACCCACACTTGCGAAATCCATTTGCCGCCGTTCGCTTTAATCTGCTCTTTCACCGGGTATGTGTTCCCTGTCAGAACGTAACCGATTCCATCGGCGTTGCAACCCAACTTTTCGCATGTGCGCTTGTTTTCGTACTTGCGTGTTTCTTCTGCCATGCGTTCCTGCTCTGCTTTCGCCGCCGCTATTTCTTCTGCATGTTCTTCGGCGTATTTCTTCGCCCGTGCTTCACGGCGGGTTTGCAGTTTATCAAGGTATTCTTCCGTGTATTCCTTGACGATCTTTGCTTTTGCCCGGACACCGGAACCGCCGCAAGCGTAGCAAGTTTTTCCGGTGTTGATCCACTTATCAAGCATCCCGTAACCACAGCACCGGGGGCATGTGTAGTCATAGAAGTATTTGGTTCCGTTCTTGTCCGTCTTGATGTACTTGATTAAGTCCTGCCGCATTGCTATTGCCCTTCCTTTCTTAAAATGCACCGTTGAAGTAGAACACATCATCGTCAACCATGACGAATTCTTCATCTTCCGCCATCCAAACGCCGCTTTCGTCCGTACAAAGAAGCATTGCTTGCCGGATGTAGTTATAATCACCTGTTTCGATTGCGGTCATCACAAGTCGCACAACCTCTTCCCGTGTATCCGTCATTGCCTTGCCCTTCCTTTCTGTCCGGCGGTTCAGCCGCCCCCGCCCGGGGGGAATATCCCCCGGGGACTATATTGTAGCATATATGCTACAAAAGTGCAAGGGGAAAACAGCAAAAAGAATACATTTTTTTATTATAAAGGCATAAAAAAAGAACCCCCGGCGTGAACCGGGGGCGGGTTTTACTTGATTTTCTGCAAAAAGTAAACAGCAACAGCGGCGTGAACCGTTGATTTTCCTTGATTCCTTTATTTGCCTGTTACTTGATTATTTGCAGAAAGTAAACACTTTATTCCTTGGCGGCTTTCGGTGCTTCGGGGATGCCCGTGGACAGGGCAAGCAGGATGGCAATAACAAAGCCAAGCCCGCCCGCCGAAAGGGCGGCAAGCCAATCAACATCCTTCAGCACAATTGCACCCGTGCCAATGTACGCAAGCATACTTTCGGCAAAGGTACGGATTGCCCGCACAAGGGTTGCTTTCCAAAACTCCCAAGTGAACAAACCTGCATCATCCTTTCTGCATATCGTCAAGGCGTTTGTGTGCGCTCTTGACGCTTGCTTCAACTTCAACAATTTTGGTTTTTAGGTCGGTAACATCTTTTTGAATTGCCCTGTTTTCAAGCTTGATTTCGTCAATGCTCTGCCGGATGTAGCGAACATCTGCGGTCATGGTTGCCCGTTCCGTAGCGGATGCGCTTGTGTCTTGGTTCTGCGTGCGGCGAAATGACAGGGCGGTAAACAACAGCGCACAGAACGCAATCACAATGGAAATTATTGTTTCGGTTGCCATACGGTCACCCCCTTTCTTCTGTCATGATCGAACCGGGGTATTGCGATATTAACGCATCCGCTTGCGATTTGGACAAGTGCGGAATAGTGATCGTATATTTTGCGGCGGGTTCGGTGCTATCCAAAGCCGCCCACGTTTTTTGACCAATCACGCCGTCCACGGTCAAGCCGTGGTCATATTGGAAGGAACGCACAGCCTGTTCGGTTGCCGCACCGAATTGACCGTCTGCGCCATACGTGCCGCAATCGTAACCTTTTTGAATCAACTGTGTTTGCGCAAGGGTGACATATTCGCCCCTTGACCCACGCCGCAACGTTGGCTTTGTTGGCGGGGTTGGCGTTGGGGTAGGGGACGGGGGAACAGTTCCGTCAATGCACACAGGCACACCCCAATGCGTCCATTTCTTGTTCCGGGTTGTAAAGTGCTGAACCCCGTTACTGCATTCAACGGTTTCGTTATTGTACCCGAACCCGGTGTGTTCCATTGTCTGCCCCTTGCGCACAAACAGGCAAACCAACGTGTCCTTCGGCATGGTAGCAATTTCGCCTTTGGATTTCCAATTGCTCTCCGTTTCCCATTGGCTTGTAGCACCTGCCCCAATCAGCTTCCATCCGAAGACCTGCAAAAGAACCCAATACGTGAATCCACGGCAATCAAAAAACAGGGTGCGTGCGCCACCCGGAAACCACTTGCACCCGGAACAACTTCCCATGCCGTCAAAATTATTGCACTTGCTTTTGATTGTCGGATACTTTTTCCAATTCTTTGCCCGCCTGTTTGCCGGGGTGCAATATTCACCCCGTGCGCCGAAGACATACGCCCAACCGACACACAGCAAAGCAATTTGCCAAGCAACCCATTGCAACGGGTTGCCGCTCTTTTTCAGTTCCTCAATCTTTTTTGCAACATAATTTGCACTATACACGCACGCACCTCATTTCTTATGCGCTCAAAACAGGACATGGGCGGCGTAACTGCCGCCCCGTGTTTCTCTGTAATTCCATGTTCGCACATGGGGCAAACCTGCCGCCCTTCCGGGATAATTGCCCCACACATTACACAGCGATTTTCATTCATGATTTGCCGCCTTTTTGTTGGCTTTTAGTTGGCTTTTAGTTGGCTTTTCAATCAGAAACAGGTTCATATGTCTTCTCAAAAATATCCGGCTTGCATGGATACTGTTCTCCATTAACTCCCGTGATAATCCAATCTCCAGCATTGGCGTGCATAGTTCCTTCAAGGGTTTCAATGTCAAGTTCTTTGTCCGTCTGATATGCTTCAACTACAACGGGTCTTTTACGATACTTTGCCATTATTCTTTTCTCCTCTCGCACTTATTTCGTCATTGTCTGTTAAAATGAGGAACGAGGTGGGGCATAAGCCAATTCTTATGCCCTTTTGCCCTCTATCACATAGCAGACTTTCCATTGCCGGATGTGCTTTCACCCTTTCCCACCGGATAGGTCTGCTATTACTTAGTGCGTTAAAGTCCGTTTTTAATCAATTATCGGTCACGTTGTTAAATGCTAAAAGCTCCATGTTATCCGGAGAACTGGAAACCTTTGAAACGCTTGTGCATCGATTCCCAGTAACAAGTGCAGTCGTTATTTTTGTAGATTCACCAAACGATTGGACATAGATTTTTCCGTTATCACAATAATTATTGGTTATTCTGATTCTTCCTTGCGCTTGCCCAGTTTCTGCATTATGGTAAAAAATTGCTGTCGGGTTTCCGTCTGCTGTCTGTTTTAATACGCAATTTTGCACTGTAATATCTGAACTCTGCCCCATACCGCCGCCAATAATTACGTTTCTGGCTGGATTATTGAACTCAACATATACGCCATCGATCAGACTTGTTTCCTTCCCAGTAGCATAAGCATAAACATCCGAATGAATCGCATAACGGCAATTGGAAGCAACGATTTTCCCGCCATGGATTTCTCCACCGATTCCATCAAATTTGAATGGTGAAAAATACTTGATAATGTTTTCCACACTTCCCGTGTATTCAAATTTGATAATAGCATCAGAATCAATGAAAAAGCGTCTATGTTTATCTACTTGAATCCCTTCATACACCGTTGACCCGCTCGTGAATGCCGTCCCGTATTCATCAGAAAACTCCTGATACAAATCATAAGTCCCGGCACGGACGATAATATCGCAATTTTCAAAACGGTGTTCCTTTACGCACTTCGTCAGCGATGTATAATCACCGTTTCCGTTGATATCCACAATGTATGTCTGCGGTATATCAATCTGGTTTTTCCCATATCGTTTGTAGTATTGTAAATCCGCTGTGACAACAGTCCCTTTTACTAAATACGTTATATCCAAAGCTGTTTCACCACGGGACATCCTGACATAATCCGTGTTTGCGGGCATGACAAAAGTGGTTACTGAATTGGCGAACTGCTGAATGAAATTGTCATCCGCATCATATGCGGTACACGTTCCGCTTTTTGTGTATGTTTCACCCGGCGTAATTTCATCAAAGATTTTATCAGAATAAAACCAACCAGATGCCGCTATCATTTTTCCGCTTGCATCTATATAGTATCCTGTCGTGATCGCCGTTTTATCAAACAACTGAGGGCTGTGGACATCTGGAAGAATCGCATCACGCATCAGTAAATACTTATCAAAAGTGTCGGACAGTTTATAAATATCTGCTTGAGATATAGCGGCTTTATAGTTATCGTAGGGCTTTGTTGCCGTGCCTTCGTTTACCATAGCCGTGTTCAGCACTGAAACACTTGCAGATAGGATAGCATATTCTGCGTTTTGCGGAACGGTCGTTGTGTTTGTTCCAACACCAATCCCAGAAATATATGTTCCATCCTTTGTCCAGAACGTAAGATGCCCGTTGCTCTTGAATATGTTCGTAATTCCTTCCACGAATATCGGAGCGGATGCAAACCAGTCTGCCAGACTGGATATTGTTCCATTCGATAGAATAGATAAACCGATATTCGCAGAATCTTTATCAAAAAGATTTGTCGAAATTACGATTGGGCGCACAAGGTTATAGCTGATCCGGTTGTTTGTAGCGTTCAAGGCGAAATTTAAATCAGAAACATCGTCCCCAAGCCGCACTTGTGTCCAATGCGCCGCCGTGAAGGATTCAGAAGCCGCAATTGGGGAAATACAACGGTACAGATTTCCTTCATAATACGTATATTTCCCAAGCGGCACAGGGTAAGTGATGTTTGCATAAGGAACAGCAATAATACCACCAAGGTTTTCGGCGGCTGTTTCTACGCTTTGCATTGCGGCATTAATGGTCTGCGTCCAATCCGTAACCACAGAACCGGGGTCAATCTGATTGTTCGTCCGTGCCGTCAATACGCTTGTGGAAACACTCGCAAGCGTTGTGACAGTTGTCCCGTCTGTGATGAATAGAGTAATGAAAACAGCACCCGGCTGATACGCCGCCGCAGGAATAAGGATGGAAGCAGAATTGCCGGAACGTGTTCCCGTGCAAGGAACGGTTGACCCGTCTGCTGTCACAACGTACCCGGAAACCGTGCCGGACAATGTTACTGGTTCGCCGTTGTTGAATACGTGTACGCCGATGCGGTTACCGTTGCTGTTGTGCGAAAACAAACTTCCGTCAAGATAGTGAACCCTGACGGGTTGTTGCAAGTCTTGGTTGTACCATGTTTCAATCTGTGCCATTTTCTGCACCTTCCTTTTTCGTAAACTCTGCAACAAATTCTTCCGGTGTTATGTCTTCAACCGGGTTTCCGGCGTTGCGCAACGCTTGTTTCAATTCTTCGATTGTTTTATCCTTGTTCGCAATGTCTGCCTTTATGCTGTCCCGAAGGGTAACAAGCTTTTGCGCAATCTGTGTAACAACAGCGCACGCCTGTATGAACTGCCCGTCAAGTCCGTACCGCAACAGGTTGTTCATGTCCGAAATAATTGTGTCAACAAGTTCAGAATTCGTATATATGCCGTTCGCCATGTTGTCACCTCTTTACGTGTTATCTTTGCCAAGGTAATTGATTGTTGCTGTGTTAACCGCTGTCACAAGCGTACCGCTTGCGGAGCCGGACGGCGTTTGTTCGCTTTGGCTTGACGCATAAAGGAAATAATAGCTTCCAGTACGTGTAACGCTTGTCACAACCGATTGCGATTTCCAAGATACGGAACTGTTTTGATATGTCAAATCTTGCATTGTAACGGTATCCGGGAAACTGTTCTGCCCCTCAAACAGATTTGAGCCGCTTGTTGTGTGAATACTTGCTGTGACAAGTTGTTCCGTACGCAGTTTTGCGACAAGACCGTTTATGTCGATTCTATCTGCGCTGATTGATATGCTTGAACCGTTTATGTCTATAACATCACCGGAAATCTTTGTTTGCGTTTGCCCGTTGATTTTCTGCGCCATTATGCCGCCAGTCAAGTTACCGTCATCCCAAACGCCGAAACTTGCCGTCACGCCGCTTTCCGTGCGCTGAATATACATACCGCCCGCACTCTTTATCAACAACTTGCCGTCTTCTGTGCGCTCAAGTTCGCCCGCAAGCGCATATGCCGTGTTCGTTGCTGATATGTTTACGTGGGCGGCGTTTATGTATGCGGTTGATTCATATGAGCCTGTTTCGCCGCTTTTGTTTATGGCAAGTCCAATTTCCCCCGCCTTTATATAATTGTCACCGTTGCGTGTGCCAACAACAAGGCCAATCATGTGGTTCGTTTTTTCGATTGCGGAATAGGTGTCTGATTCTTCGTACTCTTGATTGTTTTGACCTCTTCCACCGCCACCGCCGCCGCTTGATTTGCTGTTCTCCCGGTTAATGTAGATAATGTTTGCGATATATGAACCAATCTCCGGGCGGGTTGCGGTTGGGTCAATCAAGTCAACATCGCAACGGATAATTTGCAGGTAAAAGCTTTCACCTGTTTCGGGTATGTCTACAATTGCCAAATCATGCAAGCGGACGGGTTGATCTTTGTACCCTAAACGGTAAAGGTCAGCAACCGTTCCCGTTATGCTGATTTTCGGCTTGTTGGTCTGTTTTAAGGCTTCCCAAGTCTTTTCCAAAAGCGTTGCGCCGTCTTTGATATCCCCGTTCTGATAAAATCCGAACCGAGGTCTGCCGTTCCTGCCATACAACGCCGTTGCTTGCGGGTCTTCAAGGTATGTTTGACCTGCGGGCTTTGCCGGGTGTTCGCTTGTTGCCGTCCATACCTCATCCGCAAACGTAACCGTTTCTTGCGTGTCATCTCCGCTTGCTTGCGCATTTTCAACGCTCCCGCCGTACCCATACAAAGCCGTTAGCGTTTCTGAATCGTCATACACTACGGAAGCGTCCGACATATTTTTATCAATGGAAAGCCGCAAGCCACGCCAAACTCCCGTTGATTCGGTAACATCCAAATAACGTCCAGTGATTGCCCCGGCGGCGTTTACGGTCACCCGTGGCACAATATACACGTTCCAATTCTGCGCAATTGCTCCAACCGCTTGCCATACGCTTCCCCGTGATATGTCAACGGAAGATGTGCTTGAAACCTCCACATTGCCAACCGCCCAAAGCGTTCCGGTCAACACCGTTGTCAATGCCTGTTCGGGTGTTTGATCTGTTATTTCCTGCGTGTTGATATGCTCATCCGATAATTCGGAAACCGCTATATGTTCCGCAATGATCTGTTGATAATGTTCGGGTTCAATATTGGTGACATTGCGCACCTCAAACATTTCAATGGAACCCGTTGCGGGGTCATGAAAGGAAAGCCGTTGTCCCCTTTCAATGACCTTGCCCGCAACGAAAGGAAAGGTTGCATTGACCGTGTATTCCTCTTGCGTCCAGTTCCCTTGTTCCATATCATCACGGGCAAACAGTACAACCCCGGCGGCGTTTAGAAATGTTGTCTGCATTTACTCCCACCTCTCCCGGTAATATACCGTTCCCGTTCCCGTGATATTGTTTGTTCCGACCTTCGGAACGATAAACGCCCCGGCGGGTTGGTAATACTGCATAATGCTTGCATCACCAACAACCGCCGTTTGTGCATTTACATCAATGACCATTTCCCCGGCGGGTATGGTTGTGAAAGTCATAGTGTTCACGCCGTCCCCGTAACTTTGATTGCTTGCCGCATCTTCTAACGTGTGCCGCACTTGCATCAACGGCGGCGCATCACCATGCACAAAAAACGATGTACCACAAGCAACAGACTTTTCCACTTTGTCTGTCCAATACGGGTTTTCATAGCAAGCGAAGGTCAACCGCAACTTGTTTTCCCACCAAGCACGGGTTGACGGTTCCGGTTTGTCTGTACACACACCTTGCAAATACCGCAACGGGTCTTGCGGCAACTCAAGCATATATTCCGCATCCGTCTTCGCCCACAAAGACAGGTTGCGGAAATATTCTTGCCGCAACACCTTGTTTTTCTCAAGTATGGCAAACGTTATAACAACCGTTCGTTCACCGCCGCCCATGCGCACAAAATTCGAGCCGAACAGGATTGCACGTGGGCGCACAACGGGGCTGTACCGGATGGGGGATACCTTTATATCCTCAATCATCACGGGCGCAACGCCGTCAATTGATACGCCGTTAAAAACAATCATCCTTGCCACCCACTCCGTTGAAGTTGTCTGTATGATTTGCCCTGTTGGTCTGAAATAACCTGCCCAACCGTGCGCCCATCAAGGTACACGTTGCCGCCCGTGTGTACGTTGTCACGCATCACGCCGCCAAGGGCTTCAAGGTCGAAACCTGCAATGCCGCCGTTGCGCAAGGCGTTCCAAATTTGGTTTTCCTGAGCCGTAAGCACCCGCTCCCCTTCGTGCAAACGTGCGATATAGTCATCGTGTGGGACAAGCGGGATACCCATTCGCCCGGAGCCTTCTGTTTTTCCTGTGCTTGTTGTAAAGGTGATATTGCCAAACCCGCCGAAGTCAATGTCAATGCCGTACCCGTTCAGCCGCTCAAGTTCCGCAATAATGCTGTCAACAGCCCCGGACACTTCGGAAACGTGGTCGGAAATGCCCTGTGCAATGCCGGAAACGGTTGCGCCGGAATTGGCGGCGGCTTCTCCTTGCAGGTCAAGGGCGGCAACTGCTTCTTTGGCTTTTGCCGCAAGACTTTGATATGTTTGGTCAACCGTCAATTGTTGGTTGGCAAGTTCGGTTGACAACGCCGCCTTTTTTTCTTGAATTTCTTGATACTTGGCGTTGATCTCATCAACGCTTTTCCCTGTCTTGTCATTTACAAGGGCATCAAGGTATTCAGCACTTTCAACCGAACCGTCCGACAACTCTGCAAGCAGGTTGCTATCCACGCCCATTTCACGGGCTTTGCGGATGTTGTCAAGGTAATCACCAAGGAATTGCGCTTGCGTTTCAAGGTTTTTGTATATATTGTTTGTGCTAACAAGGCTTTCATTGGCTTTGTCAATCTCTGCCTGTAGCTTTTTCCACTCATCCGAACCAACCTTTTCTTTCGCCTGTTTCTGCGTCAATTCGGATATTTTCTCAATCTGCTTGCCGTATGCTTGATAATCCACCCGGTTCAAGCTGTTCGCAACGCTGTCAACCGCTTTCCGTGCGGCATCATGCACGCCTTTTGCGTAATCCTCAAGGGCTTTCAATGCTTCGTCAGCGGCGTTCACAACAAGATTGATATTGTCAGCGTTGTCAATCCAAAACTGTTCGCTTGCGTCTGCCGCTTTGTCAATCGTTCCGGGCATTTCGTCAATGGTTGCCCGGTATTCGGCAAGTGCTTTTTTAGCTTCTTCAAGTGCATCTTTTTGTAGGTTGTACGCATCACGTGCGGCTTGCTCTTCCCGTTTTAGCTGTTCAAAATAGTCAGTTTCCCGGTTCAGCATAGCTTTATCTTCTGCGCTCAATCCTTCAATATCACCAAAGCCACGATATACAGAACCATCTTGATTAAAACCAAGCCGCATTCCATATTGCGCATAAAGCTTTTGAAGCTGTTCAAAGCTTTTCCGCATTCTGCGCTGTGCAAGTGCCATATCAAGTTCAAGCCCCGGGAGATCTGCGAAGCGGGAAGAAAGTGCGCTTTCCTTTTGCTCAACAGCACCAAGCAACGCAAGCTTTTTCTGCCCGTCTTCCCACGCTTGAATATACGCTTTTACGGCATCCGTGCCGCCCTTGATTTCGCCCGTTTCCGTGTTGATAATGGAAGACAAACCCGGAATTGTCTTGACCAATCTTTGACAGGTTTCAAGCCAAAGTGCTTGTTCTGCCGCTGTCTTGTTTGTCTTGTTTCCAAGCGCATCAACAGCCCATTCCAACACGCTTGATTTCTGTTCAACATCTGCAAAACCTTCACCAAGCGCACCGAAGAACGCCGCACCGAAATCCGTGCCCTCAAGCCCCGGCAACCCTTCCTTGATTGCCGCAATCAAACTTGACCAACCTGCGGCATCATCCGGGTCAAGCTTGTTTGCGCTTTCTGCAATGCCATCAAGCCACGCTTTTGCACCGTCTGCGTCCGTGCCTTGCACCGCCGCAAGCACTTCAATGTTGTTGGCAAGGGTAGAAATGAAATCTTTGACAACGCCCGTTTTGCCTTGGTCAAGGTTGATTTGCGCAAGTCCGCTTGCAATCTGCTGAACCTTTGACCCGGCTTTGTCTGCCTTTGTCCCGCCGATTGCGTCAAGCTGTTCCGTCAACGCCCTTGCTTGCTCTGCTGTTTCTTGAATCTGCGCAAGCTTGGTTTCCGTCTGCAAATCAATCTCCGCAAAGTCATCAAGAACGGTGCGTTTGCTTTCATCCGGGGTTAGTGATTCAATGAACGTGTTCAGAAAGCCCGTTGCTTCGGTCACAATATCAATGAACCCCTTGCCAAGCGTTGTTTTTAGTTTGTCAACGTTTGTTTGAAGCTTGCGCACGCTGTTTGCATACCCGTCCGAAGTGCGGGAGAAATCGCCCTGTGCGTCTGCGGTTGCTTGCATCAAATATTGATACCGCAACATTGTTTGTTCGCCTTGGTTCATTTGGTCAAATGTCTTTGACAAACCTTGTTGCAACGCAAAGGCGTTCAAGTTGGCAACGGACATATTGATACCAAGTTGCTTCAGCGGTTCCGTTTCGCCGCTGATACCCGAACGGATTTTCTGAAATGCTGTGTCAAAGTCAAGGTTGTAAAAGCTTGCCATGTCAGCGGTCAGCCCGGCAAGGTCTGTTGACATATCAACAATTGTGTTCCCGGATAAACCTGCGGATTTCATCATTGCGCCAAGCGTGGAAGTGAACCGCTTTGCCTGTGTTTCCGTTAAGCCAAATTGACTTCCGGCGGCTTTTGCCCATGATTCAATTTTGCTTGCGCCTTGCCCGAAGGTCACATCAACAACGTTTTGCACCTCTTCCAAATCGGAAGCCGCCGCAATTGCATCCTTGCCAATGTCAAGCAACGCTTTGCCAATCTTTACGGCACTAAACCCGGCAACAAGCTTTTTCAGCATCCCGGAAAATTGGTTGCCAATGTTGTCCGTTGACTTCTTTGCGGCATCGTCCCATTTCCCGGTCTCCTGTTGGATTGCCTTTGTTATGTCTTTGATATCCGCAATAGCGTGCCGCCCGTCTGCTGTAA